ATTCTAAACTTTGCAAATTCCTGCATGACAGGTCGCAAGCACACCATGGAGCAGTTTGACTTTGTGATTAAGCAGTGTGATGAATACGAAGCTTACATCAAGAAGACTGACACAAAGAATGGCGTTATCGAAGCCGCGATCAATGAAATCAGGCGGCTGTATGAAAAGTGCAGACACGAAAATAGTTTCTTGAAAGAAGGAGAAGAATCATGAGTAATAAAGTATACGATGTTCTGAAGTTTATCGCGCAGATCGTACTTCCGGCACTTGGTACGCTGTATGCAGCTCTTGCTCCGCTGTGGAATCTGCCGTACTCCGAGCAGGTTGTTGGAACGATTGTGGCGGTGGATGCGTTTCTTGGCGCTCTGTTGGGCCTCAGCTCTGTTAATTATTATAAGCAGGGTAAAGACGTTCTCGGTACTCTAGCGATCGATACCGAAAACGAAACTGCGAACTTTAACTTTAATGAAACCAATGCAGAAAATCTTCTGAATGCGAAAACCGCGAAGGTTAAAGTCGAGGTTTACGAAGGAAAGCACGAAGCTGAGTAAGTAAATTATTAATGGAGGTGTGGTCGTCGTGATCCGTGCAACTACTCCAAGACATGTTTTTATCTTTGATCAGAATCCGGATGATTACAGTAAAATACTGATCACATACTCTCAAAATGGATCGATTGTCTTGGAGAAACATAAAGATGACTTAACTATAGAGACGATGGAAGATCCTGAAACCGGAGAAAGTAAATGGAAAGCGTGGTATCGTCTTACACAGGAAGAAACCAAAAGCTTTGTGTCATCGCCAGCTCGTCAGGTCTCTGTACAGATCCGGGTTTTGACGATTAGTGGAGAATCGCTGGCTAGTGAAAAACGAGTGCTTCAGGTTCAGGATGTGTTGAATGACGAGGTGTTGTAATGAAACTAAATGTATTGTTTCAAGAACAAAATGATACAATTAAGTTTAATGCGGTATGCCCCGTTGATTATTATAATGTCGATTTTGGAGAGGTTCAAACGATAACCGAAAACGACTATAATAAGCTTGAAAATAAGCCAATTATTAATTCTGTTGTACTTGAAGGCGCGTTGACCGCCGAAGATCTTGGACTTGGACGAGTTTATTATGATTCGAAAGAAAATTGGGAATCGCAGCATGAACTTATTGCCGAAAAAGGTGTAGTTTATATTTATAGCGACTATACTTTTATCGAAGATGAAAGCGGCAATAAAACTGAAATTGCAGGCATTAAGATTGGCGACGGTACCTCATATTTAATTGATATGCCGTTTATTTCTGATGCGGCAACTTATCTGATCACAAAACATGTTTCAAATGCAGCAGCCCATGTTTCATCAGCCGACAGAGAATTCTGGAATAATAAAGTTTCGGCTTACACGGATCATGGCGGAGAGCTAGAGAACCTCATTTTGTCAAAAGATTCATATGAATTAAACGGCGAAATTATTAATCGCCAGTGAAGGGATGGATAAAAACATGGCTGATATTTCAAAAATTACACTGCCGACCGGCACAACTTATAACATTAAAGATGCACAAGCTCGTGACGATATTGCTGCCATTCAGTCTGCAATTGCTGGCGGAGTTACGTTCATGGGCCAGACTACCACAGCACTTACAGACGGTGCTACGACCACGACGATTACGATTAACAGCGCGTCTGTTACGGCTGTTAAAGGACATTTGGTTGTATATAATAATAAAGAATTTGTATTTGATGGTACGAAGTGGATCGAGATGGGTGATCTCAGTCTCATCGGTGATCTCGGATGGAAAGATTCTGCATCTGCGTCATATAAGCCTGTTGGAACTGTTTCGAAGCCGACGTTTACAGGTTCTTCAAGTAATGTTACAATCACCGCCGCGGATAGTACTAATGGAAATTATCAACCAAAAGGTACCGTATCTAAACCGACCTTTACTGGTGAAACGACTGCTTCATCTGGAAAATTTACCCCTTCTGGAACTGTTACAGTAACTACAAATGCAACAACTAATAAAACTGCAACAGTTGCACCGGCAAGTTCTGGAACAACTACTTATACACCAGCTGGGACTATTACCGCACCAGAAATTTCAAAAAATACACCCGGTGAAACTACTGGCATATATTCGATTACGGATGTCGGAGAACTTCCAGATCTTAAGACTAAAGTCGAAAATGAAACACTTACCATTACTTTTACTAAAGGTACACTTCCTTCGAGAAGTGAAAATATTACAGTTAAAATTGGCGATGCAACATATACTGCGTCTGCTCCGTTCTTTAGTGGCACTGGTGTGAGGCTTGTTACTGGCAATATTCCAGTTCCGAATACTTATACTGCAACATTTACGGGAACTGAAGATGATGTTAGTGTATCTGGTACGCCTAATGGAACAATTTCTCAACCGACTTTTACTGGTACAAAAACTCAGCTCAGTGGAACAACAACTGCTGCAGGAAGTGTAAGCCAGCCTACGTTTACAGGTACTCAGGCGACCATTACAGTAACTTGATAAGGAGGTGTTAGCCAATGGCTGATATCTCTAAAATTAAAGTATTAGATGGAACGACGTATGATATAAAAGATACTGTCGCCAGACAGGACATTAGTGGCAAACTTAATACAAGTCTTAAGGGTGCAGTCAACGGTCTTGCCGAACTCGATGCGAACGGAAAAGTTCCTTCTTCACAGCTACCTTCTTATGTCGATGATGTTCTGGAATATGCCAAGCTGGCTAATTTTCCATCTACTGGTGAAACTGGAAAAATATATATTGATCTAGCAACTAATAAAACGTATCGATGGAGCGGGAGTGCTTACGTTGAAATTTCGCAGTCACTTGCACTTGGTACGACAAGTTCTACGGCTTACAGAGGAGACTATGGCAATTCCGCATACGCCCATGCTGTAACGAAAAAGGGCTCTGCGTTTTCGTCTGGACTTTATAAGATTACTACAAATTCCGAAGGCCACGTAACCGCTGCGACTGCTGTTTCGAAAACTGATATTACGGCCCTTGGAATTCCCGGTTCGGATACTAATACGACATACACCGCAAATACATCGAAACTTGTAACGACAACGGTTCCGAATGTTACATCCGCTGGTTCAGCACCGACTCTTGGTACTGCGATTCCAGCTGATGACATTACTGAATGGTCTCCAAATGTTCCAACATCATTTGCAATTGAAGGCGAAAAATTAAAGATTACAGTCGGATCAGCGGCGATACTTAAGTACACGGCAAAGAGTATACCAAATGTTACTTCTGCTGGTTCGGCTCCGACTCTTGGTACGGCAATAACTGTAGCGACAGGTGCTCTTGCAAGTAACGGTGCAGGATCTTCTGTGGTTACAGGTATTACCGGAACGTGAGGTGGAATATGGCTGATTTATCACAAGTTGAACTTAATAATGTTACATATAATCTGAAAGACGTAATTGCAAGAAGAGCACATGATCCGGAGCCTTTAGAAACAAAGACTTATACAGATGTTATCGCCACGGCTAATGATAATAACGGAGCTGGATTCTTTTATTTAAAGGTTCGGGCGGATAATTTTACAGACTCTTACTGGCATGTTAAAACTCGAGTTAAAGCCAGCGTTCCTGGAAATACCAATTATCACACAGATACGACTTTTGATCTTTGGGGATTTCAGAACACATATTCATGGTATTCTTGTGTGAACCGGATTCGCTCAACGTCTTATCGACCGATTTATTATAATTCATATTTTAGAGTCAGTAGTGCCGGTTACAATAATGGTTGCGGAGGCTGGGTTGGATTTAATCTATGGTATTCTTCAAACCCGACAACTGCGACTTTGAAACGAGAAATAACAGTCGAACTCTTGGCATATGAGAACTGTACTGTTGAATTGCAAGATGAGCTTGTCACACCTACGAATATACCAAATCGCGCGGCTCATACTAACTGGTATTCGTCGACTAACACGTCGTTTGATAATTTCGATGCATGCACTTATGGACTGAGACAGTCCGGTGATGCCAATACAACCAGTATATCGAATCTATATCTTTATAATGGCCACTACCGTGCTGACAGTATTTTATATCGATATGAATTATTATTTCAAACAGATGAAGATACATTAACACCATTGAATAATGTATCCAACGGATATGGTTCCACGACAAAAACAATGTTGACGGATGTCGAGTTCGATCCGTTTGGACGCATTTATTATTATAATACTACAACTACAGTGAATCCAGAAGCAAATATCAGTGCTGGAGCGTTGTATTGGAGTCACTTAGGATTGGATCTACGTTATACATTTAACTGCGGATCTACACTTACTGCACACAAGCCATTTTATTTAGTAGTTACCCCAACGAGCAATGGTAAGTGTAAAATAGCCGATGATACGCCCTGGGCACAGGATTTGCCGACAACAAACGATGGTAAGTGGTACATTCTCCTTGGTCGAACTTATAGTGCTTATCAGATGGCTTTACA